TTTCATCTTTTCCTTATGTGCTTTTCTGAAAGCGGGTTTTAACTCGTTTTCTCCGTCCCAATATTCCGTTGCCGTCATACCGATAGACAGATAGTATGGAAATGCCAGGTCAAGCAATTCTCCGTAAGTGTAAAGACGGGGGACAACCTCGTTCGGATTGCCCCCCGTTGAGGACGGGAAGCCACTTACCAACTTGCCGTCCAATCCACTTTTACCGAATCATCGGGTTCATCGATAAGGGCTTCTATCGGTTCTTCGTACATCTGTACCAACTTCTCGTACAAAGACATCTTGTCACCCATTAACAAGAATATGTCCTCTATCACTTCGGGTTTCTCGAACCTGTGGTGCATAAGGAACGCTCCGTGCCACAAGAGGGGTAGCATTATCAAACTCTTGTCCGATATTTCCTCCTTCTTAAAGCCGCTGTTCTGCACTTCTTTTACGGTTCTTGCGTTGAACTCCAAAGTGTAGGGTTTGCCCTTGTACTCAAACTTAATCTGTTTTGCCATTTCTCCGTCCTCCTGAAATGTTTTTATTAACCCGCACTACCAACTACTGTTACTGTGCAAGTTGCCATTTTTGTTACACCCTCAACATCGATGTCAGCAATGATCTTTGTTGTTCCGGCAGCAACCGCTGTTACCGTACCGCTCGATACTGTAGCAACAGAAGCATTGAGGGAAGTCCAAGTAACTGTTGCGTCTGCGGGGATTGTCGTAGCTGTGATAACAGATGTGCTACCCGCTGTAAGCTGAATAGATGTCTTGTCGAGGCTAATGCCCGAAGCTCCGGCATAATCAAATGAAATCTCACTTGATACCGAGATAGAGAACGAAAGTCCTCTTGCCTCGTTTACTCCGTTGCCCGTAACGTGTGCGGACATTGTACCCTTGAAACGGAAGATTCCGTCTGAACCTGTAGGTACAAAGTTCTCGCCCTCGCCTGTGCCACCGAAGTAAAGTGCGTATTCGTGTTCCTCATCTTCGAGGGACTTCAATCTCTCGTAGTATTCCGGCAGATAGTTAGCCTCAAATGCGAAAGAACCCATATCCTGTACGCCAGGTACGTTTACTCTTACCCTGTGCTGAAGTGTTGTAATATCGATCTGTTCGGGATCACCGCCAAGATCGGGGTATGATGTGATAGGTACTACCTGAACATCAATTCCACCCTCTTTTACCATTAAAGCTGTGCCGATTGTTGACATTCCAAACATATGTCGTTTACCTCCTGTAAATCTCTTTGTTTTTGCTTATGACCGCCCTATACCTTGCGATCATACGATAAACCTGTGTATCGTTATAGTTAGTGACAGGGTTCAACATCATTCTCTGCAACCCTATCTTACCATATTCTTTGTCGATTTCGCCTATTATTGCCCTACATTCTTGCTGTTTGCGTTCTCCTGTGGTATAAACAGTTACCTCTAACATTATCTCCGCATGGTTTTCAAGAGATTCGCTGTCGCTTGTTGCACGATAAACACGATTGTCCTGTTCTACAATAGCTACATAGGGGTATCTCGTAGGCTTTAACGTGACGGTGCTTGACAACTCCGCATTAGGGTACTTGTCTAATACCGCCTGTCTGCCTATTGTGTAAAGTTCTGCCTGTACGTCAATCATTGTCCGAATACCTCTTTTGCTATATCCTCCAGGTACGGTTCAACCATTCTCACCGCCCTGTATAGAACCATTTGTGCCTCTGTACCATAAGTGCCACACCAGGAATCAAATTGTCCCAACGAGGGTACTCCGTGAACTCCTGGATAACTACCTATAGTAAATCCCAAGTCACCACCGTAAGGGTGCATAGAGTTAAATATCGTTGTATTGTGATGAATACCCGTACCGAACTCAATGAATATCGCTGCACCTCCGGCAACAAGTATCGTTTCGTTATCGGTTTCCTTTATATCCATAGGGATAGCGGGTGCGGGTTGCTGTCCCCCGTCAACGAGATCGTTATACCAAGCACTTGCGTATAGCTGTTCTGCTATTTCCATTATCTTCGTAGCAACCGCCTTGCGATATGATTTACAACATATCTCAAAAACGATCTTACGGGTTTCAAGCCACCTTATAGCTTCGTGAATACCCGCCTCGGATAATGGTACATCAAGTTCCTTTTTGGCTATAACATTACTCATTCCTACTTACCCTACCTATAGCGATATAACAGGCTGTCCGATCGTGCGTTATCTCTATTCGCTTTACTTCGTAGTCGTGAGGCTGTAACACTCCGTTAATGTACGGCTCTACATCTACCCAAAGTCTTGAATACTCGTCTATCTGCATTGCACCTTTGTTAGTCCAATCGGCAACGATAACCTTGTCGTAGTTGAGATCAGTACCGAAAATGCTTGTTACGGTTGCGTCACCGTTGTAAAAATAAGATTTCGGGGCAACGCTTACTCTTAACTCTTTAAGTTCGGTGTAAGAACCTGTCCTGTCACCTGTATATACGGTGTAACCGTCCTTTTCCTCTGTCAATTCGTCAGATTCCAGGAAGTATGCAACGTATATAGGCTTTATCCTCTTATTCCTGTTCATGCAACGTAACATTCTTGATTACCCCCACACGAGGAATTACAGGCATTAACATTGAGGGCGGTATATCAGCGGCTTCATAAGTCCTTTCAATACCATTCTCAACGTGTCCTGTTTCGCCCTCTGCTCCCGTCTTACGCAACAGGTAGTTTGCGATTTCCACCTGTAAGATGTCGTACCTTGACGGGAAAACTACATTTGTAAAGTCCTCTACATACGGATATGCACGGCTTAATATAGCGTACTTCGATGTAAGCAAGGCAGCAGACAATGCTTCGGGAGATTCCTCGGCATTATCTTTTGCAATAAGTAATGTCATTTTTTCTGCGTCTGTCATTGTCTGCTACCTCCAAACTTACTGTTCGTTATCAGCCTGCTGCTGTTACTGTTACCGCACAAGTATCGGTGTACTCAACATCGTTTACCGTGATCTTCGCTGTGATCGTAGCTGTGCCTGCTGCAACACCTGTTACAACACCGCCAACAACTGTAGCTACTGTGTCATCAGAAGAAGTCCAAACAACTGCTGTTCCTTCGGGTACTACTGTAGCCGTGAGTGTCTTTGTTGCCTCAGCCTCAATCGTAGCTGTGTCATCGGAAAGTGTAACGGAAGGTGTTACTACTGTAGAATCAATGATGATTCTTGCACCCTTTGTATCATCAACGAGTGCTACAAGGTAATACTTGTCAGACCACATATAGTTGTGTCTTGTGTTACCTACATCAGCGGGTGAAGCGTTCCTATCCTGTTCTACGATAACGCCCTTCTTGTTGAACAGCTTAACAGCCTGTCTTACTGCTACCTCTGTCTCGCCCTCTGTCTGATCCTTCTTTGTGTAAAGGTTTACACCATAGAGTGTTCCGACATAACCCTGTCTTGCAAAACTCTCGTTGTACTGCAAAGTCTCCTTTGCGAGTTTACGAATCTTTGCAACGTCCTTCGGGTTAAGGAAAGCAAAAGCCTCGATGTCCTTCTCGGGATCGTTGTCTGTACCCTCGATGTTGATTGAACCTACTGCGTCAGCAAACAGGTCAATGTCCCACTCGGTTGCTGTGTAAACTGTTGTCAGCTTCTTCAACTCTGCCATGAAGTCAGCGTTTACCTTGTTGAACATACCGCTTGACATTCTCCTAATGCCCGTCTGAACGATCATAGGATCTGTCATTTCCTGTTCGTCATACCAATCAAACTGATTCTGTGCCAACTTGACACGATACTCAAAAGTCTGAAAGGTTACTTCGATACTCTGTGTGTTACCCTCGCCCATATCAAGTTCCTGTGTGGAATCTGTAGCCGAGTAACGATTGATCTTCTTAACCATTCCAGGAACGCCCTCAAGGTCGTTGTCAACCTCAAAGAAATTCTGCAAGTCGATAGCGGTATCAAACTGATCGCTAATCTCGTTTGCCAAGAAGAAGTTGTCGTAAATCTTGTGATTTGCTGCTGCCATTTTTCTTATCCTCCGTAAAGTAATCTATACTCATCAGGGTGTTCCGTTGCCCATTTCTCACGGTCTTTTGCAG